GTGGTAAAAAATAATAATATGAAAGGTGTACCACATTTTAAAAAAGATGGCACTATGTACAAAGGTGCTACGCATAAAGACGCTAAAGGTAAATTAATGTCTGGTAAAACGCATACTAAAAGAAGTGTATTTGTTTACCATATAAATGAATTACCTAAAAAATCTTTAATGAAAGCTTATAAACAAGCTAAGTTATTAAAGTAATGGCAGATCCAGTAAAAGGAACAGGTAAAAAACCTAAGGGTAGTAGTAGACGTTTATATACAGACGAAAATCCAAAAGATACTATGCGTATAAAATACGCTACTGTAAAAGACGCTAAAAATACTTGTTCTAAAGTTATGGGATCAAATAAATCTTTTGCTAGAAAAATACAAATATTAACTGTAATGGAGCAAAGAGCCAGATACGGTAAAAAACCTGCACAATCTAAAATAGCTACAGCTTGTAAAAATAAAGTAAGAAGAAAACATGGCAAAACATAGACCAACTTGGAAAGATTCCGATGCTCCAGATGCTGAAGGTAAATTCAAAAATTTATCTTGCGGAGCATTAGCTAAATGGATGATTAAATCTAGAAAAGGCGATATGCGTAAAATTGTTGGTAGTTTAAATCAACAATATGTTTTTAATAGGAAAAAAAATCCTAGTTATGCTAAAAAAATGGTATGTACTAGAAATAAAGTTAAAAAATTACTAAATGGCAGTAAGAAAAACTAAAAAAGGTTTAGCACTTAAACGTTGGTTCAAAGAAAAATGGATTGATGTTAGAACAGGTAAACCCTGCGGTAGAAAAGCAGGAGAAAAAAGAGGTACACCTTATTGTAGGCCAAGTAAAAGAATATCCAGTAAAACCCCTAAAACTTCAGGTGAGATGTCTGCTGCTGAAAAAAGAAAAAAGATTGCAGAAAAGAAAAGATTAGGACAACCAGCCGGTAAACCAAGAAGAGTGAAAAACGTTAGAAGAAGAAAATAATGCGTAATTACATATATTATACAAATTTAACTCAACATGAAACAAATCCTCCCTATATTAATACTATTAATATCCTTTAATAGTAACGCGCAGTTCTTAAAAGAAGTTTATAAAGATTTCTTAAAATATGGTACATTTTATGCAGCCGGTAATGTTGGTAATGCAAAAATGGAATCTAAAGAATATTTCGTAAGAACAAATCCTGATGACTTATACGCAATACCAGAAGTTGTAGATGAAACTGTCTATCATCCTTATGATTATAGATACGGTTTTGGTATACGTAAATTAGCTAGATTTGATTACGAAGTTAAACCCGGCACGTTTTGGACTGGTGATCAGAAACTTGAAAAGCAAATTGCTTTATCAGCCCCAACATCAGCTGTAAAAGGTTTAGAATATTTGTTACATTGGGAAAAAGAAAGAAAAAATGGAGAAGAATTTACTAATAAAAGATTATTTGTAAGACATACAGGTAAATATCATATAGGTAAATTTGAATCTAGAGAGCAAGGTAATGTAGGTTTTGAATATACTTCTGGAGAAGTAAGAGCTAGGTTACCTATTGGTAAAAAATTTAGTATATCTGCTGGTGCAATATATCGTACACACCAGCAACCATACGGATATAATCCAATTGAAATATGGTTAAATGAAACAGAAACATATACAGATCCTAATACAGGTGAGTCATTTGAATATCCAGCTAACCCTTGGTATTCATTAGGATTTTTATATGGTTATGATGATATATCCTATCAGTCAACAGATGAGTTTGGAAATGAAATATATGATTGGTATTGGATAAATGGCAATGGTGATATAGTTGCATATACAGATTTACAGTTTAGAGACGATGTATTTTTTGAATTGATGAACCGTTTTAACGAAGAAGCTTGGGCTGAATTAGAGCCTTTTGCTGAGATTGCACCAATTGTCGGTTTTGATTTTTATCATTACAAAGCTAATTTCTGGCTTCATGCATACGGAAATTATATATTACCTTATCATAAATATGTAAGAGGTAATGAAGACTTCAGCTATCTTCATAGAAACAGCTGGGGTAAAGGTGGTCATAATGATTTATTAGAAGGCGAACAATGGGACGATTACCAAGCAGGTTTAGTTTTTGGATGGAAAGTTAGCAAAGGAATAGGTATATTTATTGAAGGTGAATATACTAAATTTTGGGACTCAAAAATATTTAACTCAAACTTTGGAGTTAATTTTACCTTTAGATAATGGACGAATTAACAGAAAAATCAAAAGTATCGCTAGATATAAAAGCAATGATCGGCGCAGTTGTTGGTATCATATCAATAGCTAGTGTTTGGTTTACATTAACAGCTGAAATAGCACAATTACAATTAGATGTAATTAGAATGCAAGATGCTGTTGCGCTTAATGAAGAGTTTAGAATTAAATGGCCACGTGGAGAAATGGGTGCATTACCAGATGATGCAAAACAAGACTTAAGAATACAATATTTACAAGATGACGTAGAACAATTAAAATATGTTGTTAAAGCGTTAGAAATAGATAATGCTAAAAAATAATCATGGCAAAGCAAATATCAGAAGATTCAAAAGTAACACTCGATTTAAAAACATTAGGTATGTTAGGTGCAGGCATTTTTAGCTTGGCGGCCATGTGGTTTGCTTTGCAATCTGATATAGCTGAGGCAAAGGAATTACCCGCTCCCGTTATCGATAGAGTTGAATATGATTTAAAAGATGAATTAATTCGTCAAACAATTTTAGATACTCAAGATGATGTTGAAGCTATGAAAGAACAGTTAGACAAAATTGATGAAAGATTATATGAACTACAACAACGAAGATAATGAAATACTTAATTTTAATTTTAATTCCATTTATATCTTTCGCTCAAATTGAAGTACCAGAAAAATACTGGATACAAGATAGCGAGTTTGAAAATAAAATAAACGAGAAGCAAGCATTTGGCGATGATAATAATAAACCAGTTGTAGTAGAATTTTGGGCTAAGTTTAATGAAGCTAATTGTTTTGCAGAATGGAAAGAATTAAAAGATGCAACTTATTATAGAGTTGATATAGGTAAAGCTCCTGAAGCTAAAAAAAAATATAAGGTACGTATGGCACCTACTATTATATTATTTAAAGATGGTATAAAAGAAATGGTTTGGAAAGCGGGTTTAGATTTAGAAATGCCAACAAACTTAAAAGAAATACAAGAAGCGATAAATGAAGTTAATCAAGCAAGTAAATTTTAAATTATGTGTGGAATACCTAACTGCCCATTTTGTATAGGGTGCTAAATAAATGAAAAAAATAAGTGAACACGTCAGCTATAAGGAAGGTGTGTATAGCAATACAGCGACGAGATTAGGTTTAGAAAACAAACCTACAGAAAAACATTTAGCTAATATGGAATTATTAGCAGAAAAGATTTTTGAACCATTACGTAAACACGTTAATGGACCTATAAAAATAAACTCATTTTACCGCGGGCCGGAACTTAATCAAGCAATCGGCGGGTCGAGTAAATCACAACATTGCCACGGGCAAGCAATTGATATAGATGATACATATGGCTATATGTCTAATGCAGACATGTATAAATATGTTAAAGCTAATTTAAATTTTGATCAAATGATATGGGAATTTGGAACGGATGAAAATCCTGACTGGGTGCATATATCATATGTAAATGAAGAAGCTAACAGAAACAGATGTCTGAAAGCATATCGTGAAGGTGGTAAAACTAAATATACAGTAATATAAATTTATTTTTTATTTAACCAATTTGTATATTTTATTTTAGATTTTTTTAAATCACTTAATATATGCCATTTTAAAAGCCCTCTTCTTTCTAACATTAAAACATAATCTTGTTCAAACTGCATTTCATGCGAAGACTGTGCTATCGTATATAATGGCATATGCCAACTATGAGGATCGCATTTACTTACATACCCTGGTATTTTAGGGTCATCTAAAGGAGCCATTCTTCTTGTTTTAGTGCTTTTAGCAAAAAAATCAAATCCTATTAAAGATAAGCTTTTATAATTTTTTACTTTAAATATAAAAAATAATATTGTTAAAAATCCTGCAGAAAATCTATATTCAGATTTTGTAGATTTATTTAGCTCTTTCATCATTTCAAACATTTCTTTATCAGAAAACATTGTTTCATACTTCATTTCATTTGGCAACTTATCTTCTATAATCCATGTTTTATCATGCCAATTTTTTCTACATCTATTTAATAATATTTTTATATTTTTATATTCTCCGTTTTTAAATTCAGAATAAAATTTATTAAATAATCCTGCTCTGAATTGTCCAGTTACCCAAATATCAGTTCTTTTTCCTATTGATTTTTTCTGCTTATCGGTAGCGTCTAAAGCAGATCCAAAATGCACAACTATATCATGGCTGTCTATAAACTCATGGTGTTCATGTTCCATGATTTCAACAGAATTACCAACTAATATTATTGATTTATTTTTGGTATTCTTGAATATACTTGATGCCATTTATCTGCGTGTTCACAATTTTCATAATTTGGTAGCCAAGGGCCTCCTTGAGTATAATGTAAAGCTTTATAGTTATTATCATTATAATAACCTACTAAATAATTATATTTTTTATCTATTGAGCCTAATTGTTTAGGATTAACCCATTGGAATTGATGTAATGCTTTAGCTGAAGCTCCATCTAACGACTCTTTTGTAATGTGTTTAAAAGCCGTTGGATCTGTCCATATTATTAATGAACTCCAGAATTTTTTTGGATATACTTTGTTAACTTGATTATTCATTTTTGTTGTTTGTATATCATCTGAATTTATTTCATGTTTTACACAATGAACTGGTTTTGACATATCAAGTGTATCTAATATTTCTGATGGATTACATAGCCACACAAAGTCTTGATCGCAAAACATAATAGTTCCTGTAAAATTAGCTGTAAGCGGTGCGTAAAATCTTGTAAAAGAAAATTCAGTTGATTCACCTTCAACATCAGCTCTACCATAAACGCCAGCGTTTTTTAATTTTTCTTTATGTAAATAAGTAATTTTGTGTTCATTTGGTGAACTATTTTCAATTATTGATTGCCTGCATACGCTACTAGCATCTTCATATCTTGTGTCGTGTCCTATAAATATTCTCATTTTATATTTTTTTACCTGATGTTCTTCTATTAATATCGTCGTGATTAAATTCAGCCCAGTATAATTCAAATGCAATACCATCTTCTAATCCTTCAAACTGATGAAATTTACCGGGTTTAATCATAGTAAAGTCGCCAGCTTCAAGTATTGTTTCATCAATTAAACTTTGATCATCTTGCCAAACTCTTATTAGCATTTTACCAGACTCAACAAAAAATCCATTCCATTTAAATTTATGTTCGTGCTCTGAACATTTAAATCCTTTGTTGTATTCTATTCTGTGAAATTCTAATACACCATTTTTGTGTATCATTTCGGTTTTACCCCAAATTTTTCCTGCTTTCATTTAATAATATTTGTTTTTGTTTTTGTACATCTACATAAGGCGCAGAATGCCATGCGGATATTTCTCCTATTTCTATATGCTTTGGTTGATTTAAACACCAGATTATTATATCAGCCATTTCGTCGTTACTTAAACTAGGCAATTTTGAATTTAATAAACCAGGATTTATATCAATTATTTTACATTTTTTATTTGTGTTAAATTTTAAACTATTAGATAAAAAAGATAAAGATGCTTTTGAAGAAGCATACATAAAACCTTTAGATATATTTGGATATGCTGCTCTACTTATAATATTTACTATTGTTTTATTTTGATCTTTCCATAAATTAAAAACACTAGATAATAATTTTGTTTGTGCAAAATGTGCATGTGCATTATTTATAAATACATCGTAATTATTATTTTTAATTTTATTTATAATTTTATTTATTCCTTTATCAGAATTTAAATTATAAATTTCTTTATTTGTACTCTCTGTATTTTCTAATTTATTAAATAAAGATTTGCCTAAGCCTTTAGACGATCCCGTTATTAGTATTTTCATAAAATTTATTAATTAAATCAAAACTAGGTTTACCAAATAAAGTACCTTTTACAGAGCACTTATTACAAGGGCTTTCTGTTCTATCACCATTTTTTAATCTATTTCTAACTTTTTTCATTTCATTTGACATCCAAACATCCTGTAAAGTATTTTTTAATAAATTACCTATAATTTTTTCTCTTCCCCAATCGTTTGAACAAAACAAAACATCTGCATTCCAATCAATAAACATTTTATAAAAAGGATAATAACATGGGGTACCTTTCAATTTATTTACATCATCTTCATCTAAACCAATCCAATTAATCATTCCTGATCTATTGTTTAACTTTAATCCATAATCTTTTTGAGAATAATGCGCTCTTAAACTATATTTTTCTTTGCTTATTTCTGCTTTATCCATTATATCAATAAATTTATCCGCTTGCTCTGGGCCGTCATATAAATTTATGTATAGGATATTTAACCCGGCATCATATAATTCATTTACAAATTTAGGATTTAATTTATCGCCATTTGTATTACATTCAAATAAATTATTTTTTAAATGACCGCGCATTGCTTTAATTATTTTAGTAAAATTTTTATTTAATAAATTTTCACTAAAGCCACTAAAAGATAATCTACCCTTATAATTATAATTACTTAAATTTCTTGCAATTAAATCTGCTGTTTGAACAGACATATTTAAATTTCTATTAGGATATACATTAGAATCGAATCTAGGACAAAATACACATTTCCTATTGCATAACTCTGTTGTATTTATTTCAATAGTTAAAATAGAATCTAAAGGATTATTACTATTTTTTATTTTTTCTAAATGCTTTTGTTCTTGTTCTTTTCTGTATTCTAAAAAAGAATCAGCATTATGTAATTGCTTTATGTTTTGTTGCAGCCGCATGTGTCTTCAAAATTATACCATTTAATTCTTTTGCTTTCACCCTTAGGTGTTATATTAAAAGATTTTAAACTTTGTTGTTTCTTGTTAGCAAAATGAGCACTTACCAATATTCTTGGCTCTAATACATCAACTTTATGATATTGATATTGCGGTATATATAATAAATCCCCAGGCTCTAATATAAATTGTGCTTTTATATTTTTAGGCTTATTAGGTGCGAATTCTTCATATATAGTCCAAGCAACTCTTCCTTCACAATGAAATAAAAAGTTTTCTGTTGAATCAGAGTGAGCTGGAAAACTATCTGAATTATTACCAGAAGAACAATATATATTAATTTGACCTCTATCAAAATATCTTTCAAATTCTTCACATACTGAATATAACGATTCTCTTTGATATTCTGCAAATGGTAATACAAATGTACTTCCTTTTTGCCAAGCGTTATATATTTCTTTTTTTGACAATAAAGGCATTTTTGATTTACCTAATTTAATTTTTTTATAATCCCATTCTTCTTTTGGAAATAATTCTTTATTAATAATTTTTAATCCAGGTATTTCAGGATATTGATTTAAATGATTATTAAAGTTTTTCCACGTATACATCGTTTTTAATATACTGTATCTTCTTATAACTAAATGTTGTTTACCCCAATATTTAGTCCAAAATACTTTAGGATCAATAGGATGTAACATTCTTTCTAATGTCATAAAATTTTTATAATTTTCTGTATTTTTATTATCCATCACAAGCTAAACAATTTTCATCCATAGCTGATTCAGCAATGTCGCCTCTCAGTACAGATTCGGTTCTCATATAATATAATGTTTTAATTCCTTTTTTCCATGCTTCCATATGTACTTTATTAATCCATTTTGGTGTGGCTACAGCTGGAAAAGCTAAGTTTAACGAAACAGATTGGTCAATATATTGTTGACGTATACCTGCTTGATTAACTAATTCTAATTGATTAATTTCTTTAAATGTTTTAAATACTTCCTTAGCTGGTATATCATTATACTTACCTAGCATTACATCATTTAATTCTTTTATACCTTGTACAGAGCCACCATCTTTTAAGATTTTGTTCCAAACTTTTTCAGTGTCGATTTTATTTCGTCTAAGCACCTTTTTAAGTGTAGGGTTCTTGCGAATAAATGTACCTTTCGCAGACTGTTCTGTGAATACGTTAGCAGCCCACGGCTCAATTCCGGGAGAGACATTTCCAGAAAGTTTACTATTGCTGACAGTAGGTGCAATAGCACGAAGATGAGTGTTACGATAACCAGAGCCACGACACCAAAGAGGCTCCCCAAAAGTTTCAGCAAGCGCCATGGAAGCTCTTTCAGATTCGATTTTAATTTGTGAAAATATTCTTCTAGTTTCATATTGTGATAATAAACCTTCAAATGGTAAACCTTGTTCTTGTAAATATGTATGCCAGCCTAGCACACCTAATCCTAATGCTCTACCTTTTTCAGCAGATCTAACAGAATTATGAAACCCAACTTTACCTTTTGATTTTTGTATAAACTCTTCTAATACACCATCTAAAAACCATATACTATCGTAAATTAAATTTGTATTTTTCCATTCATCATATTTTGCTAAATTTAATGATGATAAACAACAAACAAATGAATGAGACTCATCAGTATGTAATGTAATTTCACTACATATATTTGTCATATGTACTTTTAATCCGTGCTTTCTGTAAGCATCTGGATTATTTTTGTTTGTATTTCCCTTAAATAAAATATAAGGCTCTCCAGTTGCTTTTCGCTTTTGTAATAACTTTCCCCATAGTCTTCTTGCATCTTTATCACCTGCATCAAGTTTTCGCATGAACTTATCGCCGACCACAGCGCACTGGTGTAAGTTGAGCGATTGACGATTAACGTCTCCTTTAGGTTCACGTATTTCCAACCACTCTTCAAAGTCGGGGTGATCAATATTAATGTTAACGCTTGCAGCTCCTCTTCGGACAGATCCTTGATTCGTGGCAAGTATAGTGCTATCGTAGATTTTACAAAAAGGCACAGTTCCATCAGATGTTCCATTTCCTGTTATATTAGCTCCGGCGGGTCTAATCATATTTATTCCGATGCCAACTCCGCCGCCGTGTTTTGCGAGTAGCATCATCTCGAGATTTTTCATTCCAATCTCATATATTGAATCGCCAACGTCTATACCAAAGCATGATATAGGCAAACCTCGATCTGTACCAGTATTAGACAGCACAGGAGAAGCTAAACATAGCCAACCCTTCCATATATATTGAAAAAAAGTTTCAGCTAGTTCTGGACGATTTAAACGCTTCGCTACAGTTGTAGCAACACGCATATAAGCATCGCGCGGCGATTCGCCATTAACTAAATAACCACCAGCTATTGTTTTCTTATATACATCTGTATCACCCCATGAAGGGTAATCTTCATTCTTTTTCCAATTGTTATTCCACATATTTTTTTAAATTTATTTTATATGAAGAATCTAATTTATGTTTATCTATTAACATATGACAAACTTTAGTAGTTTCTATATAATATTCTTTTTTTGTTAATTTATGTTTAAATAATTCATAAAGTTTTTCTGTTTTACAAACATCTGGTCTATCTTCATATATTGAACAAATATTTTCTTTTGTTAAATATCCACAACTACCATCTTTTTTTTTAGGTAATCCATATTTGCCGCCCGCTTCCATACAACATGCACCACACGCTGAACATAAAAATTTATTTGACATT